GGGCGGCTCGGCCGGGGCGCCTGGGGGGAGCGGTGGCGCGAGCGGTTCCGCGGGGCAGCAGGGCGGGGGGATGGGCGGCGCGGGCGGCGGGGCTTGCGTCCCCCTGACCAAAGAGCAGGCCTGTGCGGCGAACCAGTGCGGCACCGCGTCTGATGGCTGCGGGAATCAGATCGCGTGCAAGACGTGCCCGGTGTGGAAGCAATGCACGGCGGGCCAGTCGGGAGTCTCGACGTGCGAGGGTGGGTGCGAGATCAGCATGTTCCCGCCCAAAGGGTTCGGCTGCAAGGACCCGTACCCGCAGCAGATCGACTGTCCAGAGACGGTGCCTGTGGACATGGACCCAAGTGACCACTGCACGTCCAACGGCAAGGTGGAGGGCTATCTGCTGTGGTGTTGCCCGAAGGCACCGTTACGGCCGGATGACGGTGACGATCATCCGTCGCTCTCCGCTCAGAAAGGCTTGCGTCGCGTTCGGCCCAGCTGCCTGAACGCGGTACGTGAACGTGCCGTCGGCGCCCGGCGCGTGAAACCCGAGAAGTGCTGTGGGGGGGCAGCTACCGGCGGCGATCACGAGCGCCGTGACTTTGCTCCCCGCGATGGCCGTCGCGCTAGCGCCGTCGTGAGCGGCGAGCCGGAACTCCGCACCTGCGGCATCGTCTGACCCGGCGGCCATGGCCACCTCGATCTTTACCTTGTCGCCGTTCTTGACGCTGATCGCATTGCTGGTGAGGCCGGCATCGAGCCAGTTGCTCGTCCCCGTCATCGCCGTCGTGTTGTCAGCGGTCTCGTACTTGTCCGTGATGCTGACGATCCGATTGACCGGCGGCAGGCGATCGTTCGACAGCCTGGGCGAGGTGCCGCTCACGCCGCCCAGGCCAAGCAGGAACGCCGCCGAGTTCCACCAGCGGCCTGCCGAGCTGCTGCCGTTGGTGGACTCCTCGACGTAGCCCGTCACGGCGGTCGTGGCGCTCCCTGCCAGCCATATCCACAGGCCGAAGTCGTCGTCGTTGCGGACGATACCGACTTCGAGGCTCGCGCCGGTCAGCAGCGCCTTCAGCGCCGAGAGGTTCGAGACGTTGCGGATCGTGGTGACGCCCGCGCTGAGCAGCGCCTCGAGATACCCGGTGCGGTCCGCTGAGCTCTGGAAGCACTCTTCAAAATTCGCCCCGTTACCAGCGTCGCCGTTCTCGACGCTGCGTTGGGCGGGGAATGAGGTTGTTACATCGACAAGGTCTTTCATCTGGTTCCTTCAGGTAACGTTGCTGGCAACAGGCACGTTTCTCCGCCGATCAGTGTGCCGTCGCCGATCGTCCAACCGCTGCCGATGATGACGCCAGACAGCACGAGGATGACGCCTTCGCACCGAGCGTGAGCGCCCTTCCACTTGGAGACCTGGCGCGTGATCAGATGCCCCTGCGCTTGCGTCGCGCCCGTGTAGCCGAGCACCGTGTCATCGGCGACGAGCGTGCCATCGCCGATCGTCCAGCAGGCCTGGAAGATGTGGGGCTGCTCGAGGACGAGCCAGAACCTCGCCCACGAGCCAGCGCCGCCCCAGCCGTCGTGAAGCACGTCGTAGACGCGAGGCGAGACCAGGTCGGGGCCATCGTAGACAGGTGTGCAGACCCCGGTGAGCACAACCGCGTCGGTGATGCCCTCGGGCGTGCCGCCCTTTGCCCAGGCTTCCCACGCAGCGACGAGGCGAGCGCGGTAGCTCGGCTCCGTCTCTGGCGGCATCCGCTCGAGCATCCGGTCGGCGCCGATGCTGGGCAGGGCGTCGGCCGGGCAGATGAGCGGAAACCTCGCCTTGACCGCCTGCTTGGCTGCCTGGGCGAAGGCGTCCTTCATGTGGCCCAACGCGAGGGCCAGCCCTTCGCCCAGAGGCCCCCTGAGCCACGAGGGCGTGAGTGTTTCCAGCTGCCACTTGTTGAAGTCGGCCACGTTCAGGGGCTCTGCTTGAAGATGGTTTCCAGCGCCGTCACGGTCTCCGGATTGGCGCTGCTATCGACGACGAGGAGCGGCAGGTAGATCGGCACCTGCAGGTCGAGGCCAGCCTTCACGCCGACCTGGGCGTCGAGCGTGGCCCCGAGATCGACCAGCCGGCCCTTGTAGATGAAGAGCTTCACGCCGGCTGCGGCAGCCAGGTCCTTGATCTGAAGGGCGAGGTCCAGCGCCGCCTTGAGGCCTTTGAGCTGCAACTGCAGCTTGATGATGAGCGCACCGACGAGATCGAAGCCGAAGCTCACGCTGGGGGGCGTGAAACCGAGGCTTGCCGCAGCAAGGAACGAGGCGTTGATCTTGGCAGCCAACTCGACGTTTGCGGCGAGCGAGGGGGGCTTGACGCTCAGGCGCCCCTGCAGTGCGAGGTAGCCGGTGATCTTCGCGGAGAGCTCGGGGATGAGCCCAGCGATGGCCACATCAATAGCAATGGCGAGCTGCAGGAACAGCGGGATGGCCACGCCCACGCTGAGGCTGCCGACGTAGATCAGCTCCGGGTTCATGCCGCTCGGACCTTCGAACCGGACGTGGTGATGATACCGACGAGCGAGTCTGTGATCGTCAGGGTGCCTGCAAACGGCTGCGCGGCGGGCGGAACGCCAATGACACCATTCAGGTTAGGCACGCCTGGGACATCGACAGGGAACAGGAGCTCGACGGTATCGCCGAGGCGGGCGACGGGTTGTGCGTCACCTTCTTCCTCGCCCAACCAGACGTTCGGCGAGTTCACAACCACCTTGGTCTGCGCCGTCACCGTCAGCTCATCGAGGCCCGCGGCCTCCCAGAGCGTGGCTACTGGGCGCTGCGGGTCCCCGCCCTCGAAGGCAAGCATCACTCTCGCCTGGGGCTTCACCTTGACCGTCACGCCGGGCAGGCCGAGACGGATGGGCACCCTCGAGAGACCAGCGCCGAAGCGTGGCGCGTCGGGCTTCAGCTCAAGGGAGCCGTCGCTGTTCTGGCTGACGACGACGCACGGATAGAGCGCGAAGAAATCAACGCGCCCCATCACCTGCTGGATGAAGCCGGCCAGCGCTGCTTTGACCGTCTCGAGGCTCATGGGTCGAACCACACGCTTGTCCTGATGGCCTCAGGCATCACCCGATGCTCGACGCGGCCCACGCGCTGTCCCTCGAACGTCTGCCCAGGCACAAGTCGGTAACCCTGCACTGCGCCGAGCTCGAGGCGCCCGTCTGCGGGGAGCTTGCGAAGCACGTCGTACTCGAAGACCGGCGCACTGGGCCAGGTCTCGAGGCCGAGCCACACCTTGCCGTTGGGGAGCACCCGCCAGCCTGCGCCGAGCGCATCGACCACGCGGGCGAGCTGCTGCGAGCAGAGCCCGGCGTCGCGGGTCCAGTGAGGCAGGAGCGTCGAGAGTAGCGCCTCTTCGGCGGTCGGGTCGAGCTGCTCGCCGGCCAGTTCGAGCAGGTCGGCCACCACGACACGCGCCGTGACCTGCCGGTAGCTCTGCCCCTCGAGCACCTTGGCGAGTCCGCCAGCCCCGCCCACGGCCCGCAGCTCGACGCGCCCGAAGGCGTCGGCCGAGCGGTAGGCCCGGCAGCGCCAGGTCGAGCGGCCCTCGTCGAGCGAGAGGGTCAGGTCACCCGTGAGGCCCTCGGCGCTCTCGGCGTCAACGGTGGCGTCCAGGCGCCACGTGCCCCCAAGAGGCACCGAGAGCAGGGCGGTGAGGACGTCCTTGCCGTTGATGGTGGCAAAGGCCATCAGGTCGGCCCGCTGTTGCCGCTGCTCCCAGGCGACGGAGTAGCGGCAGGGGTTGCTGGGCCTTCGGTCACGCCCTTCGTATCGATTGTGAACTCAGCTTTGATGATCTGCGCCGTCTTGGGCTTGAGCCACTGGATGCACTTGATCGCCACTTCGACAGTGCCTCGTGTCCCCCCCGGCTTCGGGGCGGCGACGGACAGGACCAGCACGTTGTTGATGCCCAACAGGTTCGTCGGCGGGTGGGCGAAAGGCATCGGCGAAGCCTTCTTCTTCCCCTTCGCCGGCTTGGGCCGAATGATCTCGATAAACGCCTGCATCTCCGTCCAGTGGCGAGGCATCCAGATCGTCGCTGTGATGGTGAGCTTCGCGGGCTCGTACCCTTGGTCGGTGATGGTAGCGCCGTCGCTGCCAGGTGCCGTTTTGACGTCCCACTTCTGGCCCGCCTCGGCCCCATCAACCTTGACGATGCCGGGGATCTTCATCCCACCGAGCGTGGCAGTGTCCCACAGGGATGACTCACCGACGTCGATGACAATCTCGGAGAAGCCCGCGAGGGGGGTCTCCGACGTCCAGAACGGCTCGTTCATGTCGCCGGTCCGAGCGCGCCGCTCTCGAGGCCGAGCAGTTCGAAGACGCGCATGGTGCCCGCGGTGGCCCCTTCCTCGGCCGCCTGACGGACGGCTGCGGGATCGCTGGCGCCGTTAATCTCGATGCTGTTGTAGACGGTCGCGCTGCGTCCGCTGCCTGCCCCACCAGGGCCCCCAGCGCCCAGCCCCATGAGCTTGGGGCTGACTGTGGAGAGCACGGCCTCGTGAGCGTTGTCCTGCTCGCCCTCAACGCCCTGGGTGAACCCCTGAACGGTGAAGCTGCCGATCTCCGCGAACACCTTCGACGGCGAACGGACAATCAGAGCCTCCCTGACGACACCGCCGAGGCCCTTCGCGAGATTGCGCAGAGTGTCCTTTAGCCCCTGCCACTTGCTGGTAATGCCCTCGAGCAATCCAGCAACGAGTTGCGACCCGACCTCCGACGCAGAAGCCATAAGATCGCTACCGATAACGGCGAGCTCCGTGGCCAGTTCTCCGAGCGGGGCCAAGAACGGCTCGAGCAAATTTGCCGCTGCGGCCCACCACGAGCCGAGCACCTCTCCGATCGCATCGGTGAGCGGAGAGAAGATCTCATCGGCGGTCTCCGAAACGAAGTCGACCACGCCGCCGATGGCATCAACGACGCCATCGAAGACCGCCACCAGCGCCATCGCGCCGCCATACAGGACGCCCGACGTCATCGCGACGCCGAGCGCGGCGAACACACCAACCACCTGGAGACCGATGCCGACGACGAAGCCGACGGCCTTGCCGAGGCCCTTCAGCGCATCGACCAGCATTTGCATGGGCTTCACCTCGCCACTGGCACCACCAAGCGCGCTGAAGAGCGGACCAAGCGCGGAGCCGAGACCGTCGAGCAAGCCGCCCCCCAGCGCCTCGAAGTATGGCAGGACGTTGCCAACGACGCTGACAAGCGTGCTGAAGCCGGCAACCGCCTGGTCGAGGTCTAGCTTGCCGAACAGCCTCGCAGCAATGTTTCCGACCTGCTCCAGAACCATCTTGAACTTGGCGCCAGCTGGGGTCGAAGCATCGAACAGCCCCGCCACCTTCTGAAGTGCTGACACGAGCGCCGTTCCAACCGCGCTGGTCTCGAGCGAGGTGAACAGGTTCTTCGCCATGTTGCCGATCTTCTTGAGGCTGCCGGTGATGGTCGTGTCGTTGAACTCTGCCGTCTTGTCGCCGGCCTTGTTCTTTCCCGCGATAGCCTTGAAGGCGTCCTGAAACGCCTCCACGCCCTTCTGGCCCTTCAGCTCCCCCAGACGTGCGAGCACGTCCTTCTTCCGCTGCTCGCCTTTGCTGGTGATGCCGGGCAGCTTCGTGGCCAAGACCTCGATCGTCTTGTCCGTGTTGATCTCGAGCAAAGGGGCGAGGGTGGCGGCGCTCAGCCCCTCGCCCTTCTTCATCGACTTGATCAGGTCGGTGAGCTGGCCGATGTTGGCGCCGTCATTGCCCATGGCCTTCATGTCGGAGACCATCTGGACCATCTTCTCGGCCTGGTCCTGCGAGGCTCCGACCTTGAAGGCCTCCTTCATCTGCGCCGCCACATCCTCGACGCTTTCGCCCAAGGTGTTGGCAATCTTCAGTGCATAGCCGAACGTCTTCTTGGCAGCCTCGCCAGAGCCAAGCATCGACGTCCAGGCGAACGTCGTGTCTTGTTTGAAGCGCGCCGATTGGAGCGCGAACTGGGCACCTGCTTGGGCTAGCTTCAGGCCCATCGACGCGACCGCCAGGCCGGCGCTCACGGCGGCGCTGGCGACGCTGGTGAACATCGCCTCCTGCTGCCTGCTGTTCTCCTCAGCCTTCTTGGTGGCGTCGGCCTGGATCTTCTCGGCCTTCGACGCCGCTTCCTTCTTGACCTTGTTGGCTGCTTCGACGGCCTTGTTCTCGACGGCCTGGCGCTTGAGCAGGTCTTCCTGCTTCATCTTCAGGATGGCCATCGCCTTCTTTGGACCGTCGGCCATCTTGTCCAGACCCGCCAGCGCCTGCATTCGGTTGAGCGCCGAGAGCTTCGACGTGACTGCCTCGATCTCCCCCTCGAGCGCCGACAGTGAGCCCTTGGCGGCCTTGGCGCCACTGTCCAGGTTTTCGATGGGGAGCGTCATGGGGAATCACTTTGCGGTCATGAACTGCCGAACCAGCGAAAAGAACTCGGCCACGAGCAACCCGCCAACCCGGGCCTGTCTGGTATCCTCGCCCCTGCACAGCGCGTGCAGCGCGTCGGCCGCCTCGATGTCGTTGCGCTGCGCCCGCTCGAAGGACGAGGTAAGAGTTTTACCTCTTCAACCTCGACCACCCCCGCCATCTCGAGGGCCTTGTTCCCGAGCTTCAGCGCGATGCCGGGCTTCTTCGTGAAGAGCGCCGCCGTCTCGGCCGCGTCGGGAAACACGACGCACGACGCGGCAAGCTCCTCGAGCGCGTCGCTGCTCTTGCCCGTGCCCCCGTCACTTCGATCCATGCACCGGCGGAACTCGGGACGGGTGGGCGTTCGAAGCACGAACACCTGCCCCAGGATGCTGAAGCCGGCGACGTCGCCGTGTTTCTGCTTCAGCTCTTCGATCTTCTCTTTGGTGAGGTCAGCCACGATCACACTCCCTGCATATCGAAGATGGGCTTCAGCCCGTTCTCGATCACCATCATGATGTCGAGGTCGACCTTCACCACCATGGCGTCGGTCCCCTGCGAGCCCGAGTGCGCGGGCTTCTTGATGCGGCACCCGATGATCTCGTCGGTGATGATCGGCTGGTTGCGATCGGAGTAGCTGACCACAATGCCGAATTCGGTCTCCATGAAGCCGGCGCCATTCACCGCCAGGGCGGCGATCAGCAGGTAGTACTCCTGCTTGTAGATCTCGAAGCTGGCCTCGGGCTTGAGGTCACCGCGCGTGCGGCCGAGCTTCTGAGGCCCCGTGCCGCGCACCTCGCCGGGCTCGAGGTTGTTGCTGTACTCGATGCCCTTGAAGCCCTTGAAGCGAAGGGATCCGATCGCAATCTCGACGCTCGCCCAGCTGTAGCGATTGCCGTTGACCTGTGGGTAGATGGGGTCGGCCATGGTCGTGCCTCAGATCGAAAGCGATGGGCTGGTGAAGCCGATGTCGAGGGTGATTGCCTTGGCGTAGCCGAGGGGCGTGATGCGGACCTGGGCCTTGAGCTGCTGCGTGCTCTGCACGTTGTTCGTGCGGTCGATGACGCAGGCGACCGCGCTGACGTGTCCGGGCTGCGTGAGGGCCGCGTTGAGCGCGCTGGCGACGAACTTCTCGATGCGCCTGGCGTCGAGCTCGTAGATGGTGCCGCCGACAGTGTTGACCCGCACACCCGCGTTGAGGAAGTTGAGCAGCGCGTCGCGGGCGATGCGGCACGCGACGTCCATCACCCTCCGGAACTGCGTGAGCGTGAAGTCGCTCCCCGCAGCAGCCATGATCTTGCCGTTGGTGATGTAGTAGCCCTGACGGCCGACGATGCTCCTCAGGGTCGAGAAACGTGCGGCGTCGAGGCCTTGCGTCACCTGCTCATCACGATGCAGGTAGATGACCCCGGGGAGCGAACCATCGCTGACGCGGCCGAGATCGACACCGATGCCCACCTTGCTGAGGCGAGCGGCGAGGGGCAGCGCCGAGCTGCGCTTGTAGGCCCGGCCGGTGACCGACGAGGTCAGGCGGCAGAACCCGGCGCATACGTTGACCCGCTTGCTGGCGAAGTCCGCGAAGCCGGCGATGAGCAGGTTGTCGGCGACGTCTGGCGCCTCGATGATGGCGTGGGCGTAGCGAAAGCTACTCGTTGCCGCAGCCTCCATCTGCGTGTCGAGTACGCTGGCCATCGTCGCCGAGCCGCCCGCGCTGGAGGCCTGTCCACACAGGTGAACGGCGCTCCACTCTCGCGGGTCGGCTGTGAGCACCGCCAGCCCGTCGATCACCTCGTCCGACGTGTAGCCGGGCGCCGTCGGGGCGAGCGTGTAGCTGGACCCGGCAACGTAGGTGCCCGCGGCGAAGACCAGCGTGATGCCGGTGTTCGGCACGATGAACATTGCCGCGCCGATCGCGGGTACCTCCGGCAGCACGCTGGTGGCTGACCAAGTCGGCCCCGCTGGGTTGCTTGCGTCGAGCGCGTACCGGAATGTCCCCGTCCCGAGTGCCCCTCCATCAACCACCTCGAGTTTGAGCTCGTAAGCATCGAAGGGAACGCTCGTCGATGCGGTGTAGACGTTGTCGGTGCTGTAGTCGGTGCCGGTGGCGAAGTTGAGCGTCACGCCGGTACCCGGCATCAGGTACGTCGCGGCCGTGGTGACACCGCTCTCCGTCCATGTGTCGCCACCATCAAGGGAGTAGCGGAACACCGCCGTCCCCCTCGCGCCTCCCGTGGTGATCTCGACGACGATCTCGTAGAAGGCAATCGGCGTCGAGCCGCTCAGCGAGACCACCGGAGGGGCCGTCCCCGCAGCCACGACGGTGCCTCCCAGTTTCGGCGAAGTGATCGCCGGACCGGCCCCGGTCTGCGTCACAGAGCCAGGTACCCCCGGAGCCGTCTCGGCCAGGCGGACGAGGTAGACGGGCCCGCCGCTGACCGCCAGCGTGTGCGCCGCAGCCTCGACCGCAGGGCCGGCAACGTGCGCCGCGACGAGGGCGGGGATGTCAGAATAGGAGTAGAGGGTGTTGGCCGTGCCAGCGGCACAGGTGCCGAGGATGGCGTGGGCCTGCTCGGGGGTGGCGCTGACGAGCCCTTGGGCGCCGTCCTGGATGGTGACTGAAACGTCGGGCAGCGTGGTCATCAGCGGCACTCCACGGTCTGCGCTGCTCGAATCGCAGCGTCGTAGGTGGCCTCATCGATCACGACAAGGCGGGGGTTCTTCCAGCGCTGGCCGACGCACGCAGCGCGATACCAGACAGCGGACGTCTTCTTGATGGCAGCCCACCGCTCGACAGAGCGCACGGGGGCCTTCGCCTCGGGCGCCACTGGGGGCGGAGGCGGCAGCGTGTCGGGCATGGTGCCTCGTCAGGGTGGGGTATCGACGACGGAGTCAGTCTCGTCGCCATCGGGGAAGGCCCCGACGTTGGTCTGCTGCGTGCTCGTGATGGTGACCTGTGTGAGCGCGCGGTCGGTGATCGGAATCGCGAACGCAACCTCGAGCAGGTAGAGCCCGCCCGCATCGGCAATCCGCCCGTCCTCGCTCGTCCAGGTGCCAGCGCCCAGCTGGTAGTACCCGTGGGCAACGCGGTACAGGGACGCGAGCAGATTGTTCTTCAGCGCTTCGGTGCTGGCGAAGCTGTCGCCAGCCTCACCGGCCCCCCAGACGTGCGCGACCATGCGGGTGTTGCAGGTGAGCAGCTGCCGGGGTTCCTGGCTGTTGTTCCAGGGCCCCTCGAAGCCGTCCTTACCTGGCACCCAGACGATGCGTGGTGGGGGGTCCTGGTTGTCCGCTATCCACCGCGCACCGACCCGAGAAGTCAGCGTCGGGTGCTCGACCGCCATGTCGGCAGCGATGGAGGTGATGATGTCAGCAAGGGCCATCTGGGGTCAGCAGCGAGGCGTTCTCGACCAGACGCGGGGCCCGCCCTTCGCGAGGAGGGGGCTCGCGTCGATGATGCCGTCAGGCTCGATCTCGCGCCGAGCGACCGCACGAAGCCAGGCGAGGGCCTTCTCGTAGTTGGTGGCGATCGTCGCGTTGCTGCCCTGCTCGGGGTTGAAGCCCTTGAAGCAGAGCAGGTTCCAGATCGCGATGGCGCAGACGTGCCGCACCAGGTCGATCGGATAGGGCGCCGAGAGCGGCAGAGTGAACTGGCACTTGAGCGAGCCGTTCGCCTCGCCGCTCGCCTCGTCGAGCGCCTCCTGCTGCTTCTCGGCGCTTATGCCCGTGAGCTGCGCCGCCGTGATGTACCGGAGCAGGTCCGTCGGCGTGGCGTAGCTGGCCACGGGTCAGGCCCCGGCGCGGGACTCGGGCTTGCGCCCCTTGCGCCGCAGGAGCTCCGCCTGCAGGGCCTCGACCGAGACGCCGGCGAGCTGCTCGCTCTCGGCGGCCTGGACGGCACCAGCGGCAATCTGCGCGGCCTCCTCGGGGGAGACCTCGCGCAGCACGACCACGAGGATCTCGGGGTCTTGCTGGCACTCCTTGAGCGCAGACTCGGGTAGCACGAGCTCCTGCTGCTTCTTCGTCCAGTAGACGGTCTTGCCAGGCCCCCCGTCGGTGCCTGGCTCGAGCAGGCCACGGTAGCGCCCGCGGGGCGCCTTGACCTGCTCCTCGATGGGCCGATCGTCGAGCAGTCCAGCAGCGCTCCCTCGGACGAGATAGAGCTTCTCGGCAGCCATCAGCCCACCGCCTTCGCCGCGAGGAACCACAGGGCGACACCAGCGGCGCCGCTGAAGTCGGCGCCCCACTCGAACTCCTTGCGCCGATACACGCTCTCGTCGTTCGGGTTGAACTGCGCGACGAGAACCACATCGGTGCGCCGCTGGTAGATCAGCGGCTTGATCGGCTTCGAGGTGTCGAGCAGGTACCAGGTCGTCGCATCGGCCGCGAGGTCGGGGAGCACCAGGAGCTCGGCCGAGCCCTTGTAGATGTTCGTCTGCCCGCCGACCTGCGTTGCCGCTGCCGCACCGAGCACATTGGGCGCGATGGTGTCGGACTGGACGATCGCCTTGCCGAGGTCCTCGAGCTGCGGAGGGACGATGAGCAGGTTGGGCGTGATGCCCAGGGCCTCACCGGACTCGCCCTTGTAGGCCATCATGGTGGCCCGCACGCTCTGGTAGTTGGCGTAGTTGAGCGCCTTGGAGCCCGACCAGTAGTTCTGCTGCGTGACGCCCGTGAAGCCCCCGCCGGGGAACTTCGACACGGGGTGCGATGCATCGAAGAAGTACTGCCCGTCGTAGCAGCGGGTGGTGTGGCCGGCGCGCAGCTGGTCGCGCACCAGGAGAGCCGGCTTGCGCTTGCCGTTCTGGGCGATCATCGGCACGGTCGTCTGCATCCAGATGCCGTACCTGTCGTCGCGCACCTTGTTCCTCGGGAGCTTGAGCGTGAGCTCGAAGTCCCGGTTGGTGAGCTTGTAGTCGTAGGTCGCGATGTCGTGCGCGATACGATCGCCGAGCCACTCCCGGAACTGGGGGATCTCCGCGACCATCGGGTACACCTCCTCGGTGGTCTCCGACTGCACGACGGTGGCGATCTTCTCGAGGTAGTCGCTGGGCGCTGCCTCGTAGGCCTTCATGAAGGCCAGGTTCACAGCCTGGTTGATGAGCGCCAGGTTCGGTCCGTTGATGATCATTGCTCGAAGTCCTTGGGCTCAGGCCGGGGCGTAGATGACGGTGAGCACGCCAGCGGGCACGGCGACGCCGCTGCCAGCCTTGGTGATGGTGAGCGTCAGCACGCTGTTGGCGGCTCCCGCTGCGTTGGTGAGGGTGCCGAGACTCTTCGGCGTGAAGGCTACCCAGCTGCCCCCGGCAACGTTGGTGACGAGCGTGGCGACCGTGGCGGCTGCACCACCCTCGCCGTCGCGGATCTTCAGTGTCAGTGTGGCGTAGTCGGTGTCGCTCGCCGTCAGGGCCGCGCTGGGGGAGTAGTAGGCGCCGACGATGGTGCCCGCGGCGGTCAGCCTGGCGAACGCCGTCTCGGCCGTCGCCGTCGAGGCCGCGGCATCGGCTGCGATCTTCAGGTAGGTCAGCTCGCTTGTCTGCGCAGCGGCAAGGGCCGCCGTGGCGTCGAGGCCCATGAGGACCCACACGCCCGAGGAGTCCACCCCGAGGATGATGCCTGCGGCGCTCCGGGTGCCACCGCCCGAGGTCAGCGCGACGGTCTGGTCATCGACCAAGTAGGCGAGCTGCCCGACGTTGGCCTGGGCGATGAGGTCCGACGAGGCGCTGTTCTCGAAGCGGAAGGCCCCGGTGAGCACGGTGACGTTGACGTCGCCGTTGCTGCCTGTGCTGTTGTCCGCGTCCGCCTCGGCTTTGCCGACGCAGAACAGACCGAGTGCCGCCGTGCCTGGGCGGGCGTAGCCGGCCTGCAGCGCCACGAGGCTGCCGGCGTAGATATAGGTGCTTGCCTTGACGGGCAGGCAGAGCTTCGCGGGCATCGGGCCCGAGGAGCCGACCATTTGGGGCGTCAGGCGCCCCGTCGAGAGTGCGGTCATGGCTTGTTGGTTCCTTGGGGAATCAGGCCTGCGAGGCCTTGCTCTTCTTGAAGTCGTCCTCGGAGATGCCCGAGAGCTTGCAGACCTTTTTCTCGTCGGCGGTCAGCTCGCCCGACGCGCCGCCAGCGCCTGCGCCGTGGTTCACCGAAGCGGCGACGATGACGGACTTCTTGTTGAGGTAGGAGCGCAGCGCTGCCTCATCTTTCACGCCCCAGGCAACGAGGTCGGCGACCTCGGCAGGTGTCACCTTGCACTTGGGGCCGGGCACAGCGTGCAGCTTGACGAAGGACTCGATCGCCGAACGCTTCTTGTCGGTCTCGAGCTTGGCCAGGCGCGCCGAGAGAGCGGCTACGCCATCGGCCCCGGCTGCATCAGCCTTGAAGGCACGCAGCGCCCCCTCGATCTTCGATGGGTCAGTCTCGCCGGTGATCTCGCGGGCAAGGCGAGCGATTCTCGAGGCGGCCTTCGCTTCGACCTTCTCCTTGTCCTCGTCGTCCTCGTCCTTGTCGTCGCCGCCATCCTCGTCGTCGCCGCCATCCTCGTCGTCGGAGGTCGTCTCCGCGTCGTCCGACGTGGTCTCCTCGTCCTCCGAGGCCATCTCCTCGGCCTCCTCGGCGAGCTTCCGCAGCTTGGCGGACATCGACTTGGCCAGCGCCTTCTCAGCGTCAGAGCCTTCGCCCTCGGCCATCTTGTCGCAATCGTCAGCGAGCGCAGTGAGGGCGGACGCCTTGCAGTACTTGAGCTTCATAGAAAGTTTCCTTGTGGTAACAGGACGTCCGCCACGTCGAGACGCGACGAGCGGGGTGAGGTTGTGCGTCGCTGGGATGAGCGTCAGCGCGCAGTTGATGACCTTGCGGATGTGCCCCTTGCGGGTCTCGAACGCCGGCGAGAAGTAGCGCTGCTCTCGGCGGCTGATCATCGCCGCAGCCGTGGCCGTCCAGCTCACCCTGACAGCCCACAGGCCATCGCTGCGCAGCTCGAGCCCCCCGATCCAACCAGCCGCCTTCTGAGGCTCGCCGCCGTTGGCTTCCTCGAAGGCGCCATGGCCCCAGTCGATCGACAAGTCATTGCCGTACTCGGCTTGGGCGTCGAGGCAGGCCTGGGCGTCGCCCTTGTCGAGCACGAACCGGCCCTTGGTCGTCTCGACGTTTCCAAGTGGGAACAGGCGAAACTCCGTGGGCGGGTCCTTGCCAGCAGAGAGCCGGATGACCGTGGGCTTGCCGCGTTGGCGTTGCATGGTGGTGCTGGTTCCGCCTGGAACCAGGCTCAGCGTCACCAGTAGAAAGTGATCTTGGTCGCGGTCGTCCCGGTCGTGTAGACCTTGGTCGCCTGCACCCAGTAGCGGTGACCGACGGCGCAGGTGATGATCTCGCCCTCGGCACCGCTCGCACCGTCGACCTTCACGTCCCCAGCGACGCCGACGGTGAACCAGCGGGTGGGGCCCCCGCCGACGGCGCTCAGATCGGCGTCGGAGGCGACGGTCGCGTAGCTCTTGAAGAAGCCGCTGCTTGCGAGACGTTCAGGGTTCGACATGATGATCTTTCAGCGACCGGGCCAAAGTCTTCGCAGCTTGTCGAAGGCATCAGCGAGCGAACGGAGCTGTCGAGTCAGCTTGCTCCGCGCCGTGGCTTGCTTACTCTCTCCGGTATCCTCGGAGGGCTCGCCGCCCTCCTCTTCGGTCGGCTCGGCGTCGCCCCCATCGTCAGCGCCTGCGGGCTTTGCGAGCACATTGCCACCTTCGATCGGCGGCAGTCCGAGGTTCGCGCGTACCTCGTTGATTGTGACGATTCCATTTTGAATGTGGTAGGCGAAGATCTGCGACCCAGCGGTATCCGCATCGCCCTTCTCCTCGGGCAGCAGCGGAATACCAAAGCGCTTGAGCAGTGCGCGCCTGTCCACTTCAGGGGCGACCTGCCCGAGGTCCACGGCGGCCCCCGAGACCTTGCCCAGCGTGTCAGCCTCGGCGGCCCTATCCTCAGGCGGCTTGGTGTCCCACGCCAGCGTCGGCGCAAGGCCGGCGTCGCCGTAGTTGAACTGCGCCCAGAGCCGGAGCGCCTGCGTCAGGAACGCCAGCGCCAGGCCTCGAGCATCAGCCTCGATGTAGTCCTGCTTGACGGCTGCGTGGACGGTGGCTGCGGCGAACGAGCCGCCATCGACATCGCTCGTCAGGTTCTGTCCGAGCAGCGCGATCGCGATTTCTTTGTTGTCCTGCCCGATGGCAGCTTCGAAGGTCTGCCAGCCGGTGGCCGTCGCCTCGAGCAGCTCGACGTCGTAGCTCTCCTGCGGCGTCGAGCCCTGGGGGCAGAGCACCACGAGCTCGCTCCCCCGGCCCACCGTCAGCGAGTCGAAGAACGTATCCTTGTCGCCCTCGATGGTGCCGCTGGGGACCTTGGCCTTGAGGATGCCCAGGCCGTACAGCTCGCAGAAGCGCATCCAGTCGCGCTTCTCGTGCTGCCTGCCGAGCCAGGGCTGAGCGATCGATCGCACCCCGCCGTTGATCCAGGCACGGTAGGGACCTTCCGGCGTGTAGAGCAGCCACTTCCCGTCGCCGGGGGTGACCGCCACGGGCCCCTCGGCCGTGTTCAACGTGTAGTTGCGATCGGCCCAGTTGAACCAGAGGAACTGGGGATGCCAGAGGTCGAGATCAAAGTCCCACCGTTCGGCGTCCCCCGACCACACCAGCTCGGCCAGGCCGAAGCCCATCAGAATTTGCCAGCGCAGGACCTGCACGAGGTCAGCGGCCCAGTTGCTCTCGCGCCAGCGCTTCCGGATGGCCTCGGCCGCCTGCTCGGCCTGCTCGGGGTCACCCGCCGTCGAGGCCGTGATGGTGACAGGCAGTCCGACCACACCCTTGGCGCGGGTGTTGAGCGCCGAGGACACGCGAGCGTCGCGCTGGACCGCTTCGGCCAGCTGGGCGCTCATCATGAACTGCCCTTGGTCGTGGGCGTTCAGCGCGCCGTCGATCGTCGCTGTGCTCCACGCGCCGGTCCAGCTGGTGACCGGCATGTCCTTGAAGACACGCTGGTTCGGGAAGCGAGAGGTGTTGGCGGGGGGCATCAGGTGCGGCGGTGGGGGAGGCGGCCGGCGCTACCGGCGAAGGGCGAGAAGCCGGCAGGCTGGCCGCCGTCGAGCATCAGGTGCGTCAGCGCCCAGACCGACCAGTCGAGGCGGTTGGGGCTCTTGGCGTCCGCCGTGGCATCCCACCCACACAGCTCATCCTCGAGCTCGGGCAGCGCGCCGACATGGCTCACGCGTCGCTGCTCGTACAGGGCGGCGACAGGCTCGGCCCGGATGGATTTCCCACGGGAAGCATGAATCGAGGTGTAGGGAACGAGCTTGCCGTCGAGGCCTGCGGCGGCGTCCTTGAACGAGCGCAGGTTCGCCTCGACCAGGTCCCCGCCGTTGTTGACCTCGGCGATGATGCGGTCAGCGTTCCAGCGCTTGTAGGCGGCGAGGGCCACCCGTGCCCACTGCGATGGGGTGTACTTGCCGGTAAGGTCCTCGAGCAAGTAACCCCGTCCGTCGGCCCCGAGGCCTGCGACCCCGATTCCGGTCTCGTCGCTGCTGGTGTTCGAGGTGACGGCCGGGTCGATCGAGATGACGATGCGCCGGAGCTCGGGGGCCTGGCGGACGTGCACGCCGTCGAGCATCGCTCGCGTCCACAGTGCGCCGGGTGTGTCCTCGAGCACTTCGCCGTCAAGCTCTTGGCGGCCGAGGCGGGTGCCCTGGTACTTCGCGACGACCTGGGTGAGGAAGGTCGGCGCGAGGTTGGCGGTGTTGTCGGCGGTGCGCCCTCGGGTGACGACCGTGGTGGGCGCGTTCCGCAGCTCCTTGATGATCGGAATGGGCCGAGGCGTTGTGGTGATCACAACCTGCGGGCGGGCGCCGAGGCGCAGGCCCATCGTAAGGTTCGCCCAGGTGTCCTGGACGTACCGCCAGCTTGCGGTCTCGTCGCACCAGGCGCGCTCGTGCTGGGGGCCTCGGAGAAGGTCAGGCTCGTCGGCGGTGTACATCGTGGCGATCGCCCCGCTGGGCCAGACCACGCGGCGCTTGCTGGGGAAGTACCTGGGACGGTTCCAGGGTGGCGAGATGGCAAGCAGCCCGCTCTCCCCCTCGACCATGACGTCCCTGACATCAGACGCCGTGCGGCCCACGAGCGCGATACGTTTGACCCCGTGTTGCTCGACCTGCTCGCGGACCCACTCGGCCCCGGTTCTACTTTTGCCCCACCCTCGGCCGGAAAGTATCAGCCAGGCGAACCAGTCGCCCGGCGGGGCCTGTTGCTCGGGGCGAGCCCAGAAGGGCCAGTTGTATTCAAGGGCGGCCTGCTCCTGCACCGTCGGCGCCAGCTGCGCCATCACCGCTGCGCGCTGCGTCGGCGGAAGCGAGGCGAGCCAGGCGGCTTGTGACACGCTGGGCTGCATCGGCAAGATCGGTGAGAGCGGCATCGGGGCTGTCTGCGCCAGCAAAGTGCAGGCGGGTGTGAGCGATCTTCCGGTGTGCCTCGACGGTCATGCGGAAGGCTTTCAGGTCACCTGCAGCGGCGTGCATGAGCGCCTGCTCGTGAAGCATCCGGGCGTGGACATCGAGGCGCGCGAGGTCGTCGAGAGCGCCACCAGCTGCGGCGGCGTTGAGGGCTGCCTTGTGGCCGGCCGCGTTGTCCTTGCGCGTTTCCTTGAGGAAGCGAGCGACGGTACGGTAGCTGACATCTACCTTGTGCTCGGCCTTGAGCCAGGCAGCGATCTCCCGGGTCGTTTTGCCGGCCAGATGCTGTGAGAGAACTTCGCCCTCGAGCGCGGAAGGGATGCCTCGGATGCTGCCATCGGCCATAGAATGCGGACCCGCTCGCCTTGCCCGACCAGCCGGAGGGATTGTGGCGGCGGGGATGACGGCTGCGTCTGGGGGAGCGCGCCGCCTCGAGCGAGGGGTCCTAATAGGAACCTGCCTGTGTGGGCCAGATTGATCCAGATCGGCCAGTTAGGACGCGAGGGCCAAGCGGGTCAGGATGCTCTCCCAGAGGTCTGGAAAAGCTGTTTTGAACGCATCGAGGGGCACGTCGATCTTCCTTCGCGGCCCCCGACTTTGGATGCCCGCTTGCTGCTTGAGGCGACGCCTCATCTGCTGGCGACTCAGGCCCGCCATCACCGCCAGCTCGCTCACCGAGTAGACCGCCTTTAGCTTCGCCGTCATGGCGCCCCCGTTGCTGTGTACGCCCGGCTCGCCTTGACCAACGCTGCCTCAGCGCTGCGTCGAAGACTCGCCAACTGCGCCTTGGGCTTCTCGCCCTTGTCGTCCGTGTGCAGCACCCCGACGCAGAGGTCCTCGAGCCCTCGCCGCCCGAGTCCCGCCCGCTCGGCCGTGAGCACCAGCAATCCCGTCCATTCGCGCAGGTCCCGCAGCCCTGCCAGCTGCCCCCTGGGCAGGCCAACGCCGTAGTGGGCCTCGAGCGTGCGCTGGTGAGCACGGGACACCCGAGCCAGGCGAGCTGTGACCCTACGCCACCGCTCGACGGCCTCGATCTGATGCTCTCCCGGCCCCTCGGCCCCTTCGACGCTGCCCATGGGCACGGAAGCCCGATGGCGCGAGCTGCCAAGGCGTGCCCGTTCGATCATCGGCCCGAGGCCGGAACGCAGCCCCATCGCCCCCTCGGCCTCGCACCACAGCCAGCGCAGGTCGACCTCGTCGACGGGCTTCAGCCGCAGGCTGGCGAGGTCGGGGGCCTCGAGCGCCATTGGTGGGCGTCGGGCAGCTGGACTACCTGGCTTGGCCCCGAACCGCTCCTTGCTCTCCACACGGTTCCCGCTCGTCACAGTGCCAGAACTATCTCACGAGCTAAACGAGCGCGCCAATCGGATAAATATGAACGCGAACGGAGCCGTTTTTCGGGGCTGGGACGGCCGGGGACGAGACGGGTCAGGGGTCGCTGTCACGAACTCGGGGTGGGCCATCCACGCTCCCTCCGTATCTCGAGCTCGCCGGCGCCTTTCTCGGTGAGCCAGAAGAGCCAGCGCCGCCCGCAGCCTCGCGCCTGAAGCGCCTGTCGCCGGCCAACCCGTCGGCCGATGTGCAGGGCATCGAGGCAGCTGGCCGCGCTGCGCGTGCGCATCCCTCGAGCCCAGGCGACGTCGGCGACCGTCGCTGGACGCTCCTCGGTGGCCCCCAGGCCGCGGAGGGCGACGAGGCAGAGGAGCTGGCCGGGGCCGAGAATCAAGCGGGCCTCCTGGAGCATCCTGGAGGGGACCGCCGATCGGACGGGCGTGAGTCGGCTGCGTCGGGGTTCTGTAGAGGACTGTAGAGACTCTGTTGGTGGTCAGTAGATGGGTTGTTGATGATGTGTAGAGGTACTGTAGAGAGATACCTATCTACATTCTGTAGCTGTATTCCCCTCTCTCCAGAGCACACATGCCCGTTCTGTAGAGGTTCTGACAGGTCCGCCACCTTGGACCCCTGCCCCACCCTGACTGTCCGCGCTCGGGTGACAGAAACCTCTACACAGGGACGGAGCGAGCAAACGAGAGCCTTTTTGCCCACGTTTCGAGCGTAGAGGAATGCCTCTACAACGCCTCTACAGGCCGCAACTATCCTCAACACGCGACGTCCTCCGCTGCCGGGGCCTGCGCCCTGGCCGTGGGCGGTGGACGCTCGATCGGCAGGTAGCGCACCTTCCGTCCGTCCTGCTCGAGCCGGAGGTAGCCGCGGTCGACCAGCTGCCGGAGGGCCCCGCCCGCCAAGTCGGCTTTGCGGAGCGACCAGACGGCCTGCTGCACGTCGCGCTGGCTGAAGCTCGGCGCCTGGAAGCAACGCAGCTCGCGCTTCTGTATCGCCTCGAGGAGGAGCATCGCGGACGACTCGGTCGAGTCCAGGGTCATCTCCTGCTCGAAGGCGTGCCTGGCGTGGCGCAGGGCGTACCGCCCGATCGTGACCGCCCGATCGACGGTGGCCGCCGAGACGGGGGCTCCCAGGGGCTGATCGTGCTCGGCCACGTGCAGCAGGCCGGCGACGCGGACGATGAGCCCCCGCAGCTTCGAGGCCCAGTCGCGGATCCCCCGGAGCTTGCCGCCGAAGCCGCTGCTCTTGTCGATGCTGACCAGCACCTCGCGCAGGAGCTCCCAGGCCTCGCCTGACAGCGAGAGAAAGGGCTCTTTCCCGTCGGGGGGCGTTCGCCGCGCCAGGTCGAGCACCGCGTCCCGGTAGGCGTCCTCGAGGAAGCGATCGGCCGGCGGTGTCGCGAAGGTGCGGCTGCCTATTCTCGAGCTCGGGAAGCTGTAGAAGAAGCGCGCCCAGAGCCCCAGGCCGCGCAGGTCTGGGCGCAGGGCCAGCGACCGAATGACCTCGGGCTGGACGGCCAGAGCGAAGTTGATCTTGGGCTCCTCGAGGACCAGCGGCGCACCGATGCGGCGGTCGACCATGAACCGCCCACCGTCGTGACCCTTGAGGAAGATCCCGTTGTTCGGCGTCTTCGTATAGAGGCCGCACATGTGGCCGAAGATCGTCCCCTCGTCGGAGGCGATGATGATCTTCTCGCGCTGCTCGTGGAGCACGCGGGCGAGGGCCTCGGGCGTGGCGTCGTCGGCGAAGAGACGAGGGAAGGCCGGCACCTCCTCGCCTGCTTCGCCCTTGGGGAGCGCAGCGTTGCCGGACTCGATCTGCTCCTTCAGCTCGTTCCAGGCCTCGCGCAGCTCGCGATCGTGCTGGTAGAGCGGCGCGAAGATGCGGCGGAAGGTCGGGCTCTTCAGCTCCCCCGGCTCGAGGGCGACGACGGTGTACAGGTTGAGCGGCTCGTGCCAGCCGCGCCGGACCTTCACCTTGAACTTCCCGGTGAGTGCCGACGCGAGGACCGACAGCGACAACACCGCAGGCAGGTCCGCTGGCACCTCGAGCTCGTCGGCCAGCGCGCGCACGAAGCGGCCGATGACGGGTGGCAGGGCGTCGATGGGGAACGTCGGCAGGTCGGCTGGCGTGCGGAAGGGCAGCAGCAGCTCGAGCTCGACCGGTGCGGCCTTGGTCGCCGCAGGCTGCGCCTTTGCCTTCGAGCGTCGCTCCGACTCGGGCGCCGGCGCCTCGGGGGCCTTCGACCAGTACGCCCTGACCTGGTCCTCGAAGCCGAACTGCGCGGCCATTGCCTCCACGGCCTCGCGGGGCGTGCAGCCCTTCACCTCGCACACGAGGTCCACGGGCGTCCGGAAGCCGTTCCGTACGCCCTTGGTCGCGCAGCGGTTGTGCGAGCACTTGAGGCCGTTGTTGTCGAGCAGCGCCACGCCGGCGTCGCTCTCGCCGCACCCCGGGCACTTCGGGCGGTCGCCTTCCCACAGCCCGAGCCAGGTCATAACGTCGGCGACGGGCACGTGGTTGCCGAGGTTGAAGGGGCTGTCGGCGTTCTCGGCTCGAGGCGCAGGACGCCCCGGCCTGGGCGCCGGCTTGACCGCCGCAGGCGCCTTCTTCCCCATCGCCTTGTCGACCATGGCGAGCTGCTCCTCGTCGGCCAGCTCGGCGCGCAGGGCGTGGAGCAGCTGCTCGAGCGCGGCCTGGTCGAGGCGCTCGACCTTGGGCGCGCACAGGAACGAGGTCCGGCGGTGCGGCCGCTCGGCGACGCCAGCAGCGCCCTTGCGCTTCGTCGTGCCGAACGCTGGCATCAGCCGCTTGGGCTCCGACACCGCCATGTCGATCTTCACCCTCGAGGTCGAGTGCAGGAGCGAGACGGCGGCGAGGATCCCCTTGATGAGGGCCTGCAGCTCGTCGGTCTCGGGAAGGTGGTCGAGGGCGACCATCACGCAGCCACCGTTGCCGGAGTGTCCGACGCCGAGCGCGCTTCTCCCGCCGAGCAAGCCCTCGAGCCGCTGCAGCAGCGCGTCGATCGCGTCGTGGGCGACGCGCAGGTCTGCGTCGGTGGAGCTGGTACCGCGGGGGCGGACCACGTCGCCGTCGAAGTACAGCACCCGCCGGCGGCGGATGTCGTTGTCGCTCGTGCCCCCCTTCTTGCCCTTTACGACGTGCCACCGACCAGGCTCGGCCCTGGTGACGACAGCAGGATCGATCTCGTTGCCGATGATGTAGGCCCCCATGGGCCGCGCCTGCTCGGCCTGCTCGCAGAGACGCAGCGCCACCTCGAACGAGTCGAAGTGCGCGAACTGGTTTTCCTCCCAGCGCTTGGGTCCCTCGAGGAACTGGAGCTCACCCCACCCCTCGCCGAGGAACGTGAGCCAGCGGCGCAGGTTCGGCTCGAGTCCCTCGGCAGCAGCGGCCAGCAGCCGCTCGTGGAGGCCGATTCGGGAATTGCCAGGGACGGCGTTCAAGCTGCAGTCTCCTTCGCAGGCGGCGTTGCCGCTGCCCCGCCGGCGGACGCGGCTTGCT